CCGCGCATCCGCACCTTCCCCGTCGCAAGATCAAAGACTATTCTGGCGAAGGCACCATGTATCCGACAGATACGCGGTGCGCTTTCGTTGATTTTGTGGAGTCACTGCACCGTGATGGGTCTATCTCCGATGCCCTGGCGGATCGGGTGACCTTGTGACCTCCGACGATATCGCCCTGATTCTCGTTTCCCTGGTGGCGCTGATTCTGGCGCTGCTAGGGGTTATTTAAGACTGTTGCGCGCCCTGCGCGCCGAAAGAAAAACCCGTGAAGCCAAGAATTACCGCAGCAAAAACACCCTTGGACGGATGGCGCGCTGAAATATGGGTTGACGCCCTGAACCGATGGTGCACGATGGCAGGATGCCCGTTTTTTCAGAACCCGGCTGATGCTATCGCATGGGGAACGGATCAACTTTCGGGATGGCCGGAATGAATTACAAATATGGCAAATGGGCTAGCGGGGTGGCATACCGCTTTGCCCGTGGCGTATCGCGGGAGTATCAATGCCCACAATGCCACGCGGCATGGCTTCGCTCGGCATTGGAGGTTTGTTTCAACTGCCGCAGAAAAAACATTAACAAGGCCCCCGCACCGTCGCCCGTCGTGGGCATAACTGAGGATTGACCTATGATCGCCTATACGTTTTTTGCCGATGGCAGACCACGCTACGTTCGGGAACTTCCCGGCGATGGAGGGAAGGATTGGGGATATGTTGACGCTAGAGAACTCGCGCGGCCCCTGTCGCAATACTGGCAGGCTCGTTTTCGCAACGACCAACAATTCTGCGGGCGGACTGCTCACTTTTTGGAGGGTTGACCTATGCCTTATTTTGATCGGTTCGATATCGCTGAGGCTTGGTATCTCGCCCTGGCCCACTGCCACGGGGGCCAATGGTCTCGCGAATATGCGCGACTGTGCAAGCTGGGCCGCAGCTTTAAGCCGTCGCCTTTCCTGAGCGTGGAAACGCTGAGCGAAAACGCCCGTGAAATTTACGATAACGCATGCGCCCGCATGCTCAACACCCGGAAGGACTGACCTATGCAAACCGAATCTTTGATTGGCCGCACCCTGACGTGCGCAGAAACCGGAAAGCAATTCATCGGGGCATCTGATGGGTTCACGACAAACTACGCCAGAAACGACGCCGGAGAAGTGTTTTCGGATGAAGGCGTACACCTGCGCGAAGTCCGGGCACTGCTGGACCGTTCCAGCCCCTTCACGGGCTATCTGTCGAGCGATGGAAAACGCCTGACGGGATGGAAGGGCAACACCCTAGGCCATGTGGTCGATTCCAATTCTTGCGAATTGACCCGGCTATCGTACACGCATGGCAAGTATTACCAGTCCGTCAGGGTGCGGGATGTCCACGGGCGCGAATGGTACGGGCGGGGATCGCCTGGAATCTGCATCCGTCTCCGCCCGACTAAGCACTGACCGGCACCTATAGCCCCTGACGCGGGGGCTATGGGGGCATGTTGCCCGACAGGAGAATGACCTATGAAATGGCATTACGTTTACGGTGCAGTCTGGACTACGCCCCTTGGCCCGGAAGACGGCGGGCAATGCGTGGCCGTGCGCGCCAGCAAGTCCAATCTTGAGCCTACCGAAAAGGACGCCGCGCTTCGCCTTATGGCCGCTGCACCTGACCTGCTGGCCGCGCTGCAAAATTTGATTACCGCAGAAGAAAACCGCGAAAAGTTTCCCGGCTTCGCTTCTGCCGGTAACTTTGTCAGGGCCAAAGAACAGGCCCGCGCCGCAATCGCCCGCGCCACTTCAAAGGACTGACCTATGCCTGACATTCCCTGCCTTGACCCTGACCGGCCCCTGAACGCCGAAGAACTAGCAGACGAACGCTGGGAGCGCCGCCGTGGCCGCGTTCGCACCCGTGCCCACATTGAACGGCTCGAAACCGCACTACGCTGGGCTCTTGAGCAAGTTGAGGATGACCTAGACCTAGACCACCAAGCCGCCCTGGCGGATGCTTGGTCCCTTTTGGAGGACTGACCTATGATTTACTCAAACACTGCCCGCTGCGCCCGCTGGGGCGCTGAAAAGGGTGCCCGCCGCGTAAGTGGACTGACCCGATCCGAAAGGGAAGCCGTGCGCGCTGGGGAGGAGGTGCGGTTTAGGGGTTGTCCCCTAATCGACGGCACCACGGAGAGGCGCATAATTTTTACGGGCGGGAGGTTCTACGCTCGTCTTCCTAAGGAGTGACCTATGTTCACGCTTCGCATAAACGACAACCACTATTCGATGGTGACCGCCCCGGTGGAGTGGCACGATGGGGGATGGCGCACCAGCATCCTGCCCCGCGTGACTCAGGAAGTCTCAGAGGAGATCGACCACAACCACTGGGAGGATTGGCCCGACGGTATCGTGGACACGATCTACTTTGCAATGGTCGATGGTTGGAGTTCTGACGGCACCATGCGCGAAGATGACCCGGACCTAGAGCCGATTTACTGGGCGATTGAGTGGAAGGGTCAACCCATCGGTAGGGATGCCCTGGAGGAGCTTCTAAACCCCGGCGAGGTTGCGATCCACATGCTGGTGGGCACGGACTCACGCGGCGACCCGGTGGAAACAAGGGTGGAGTACCGCCGCCTAAGGGGCCACGAAGCCGAGCAGTTCGTCATGGACTACGCAGACAAGCATAGTTTACAGATCAACTATCTGGAACGCTATGGATCGCTCCTTGTGGCACAGGTGGAGTGACCGCTTCGGCGGGCTTTCTAAACAGGAGAAACACAATGGAAGAACTTATTTCGACCCTGCGCGAAGTTTTGCGCGCAGAAGCAGATGAAGCAGAAGCAAGAGAGCGTTACGACGGCTACGACTGGGGATATCACGGGTTCCCGTATTTTGAAGCGAGCCGCAAGGCCGGGGAGGCTTTTGGCAAGGCGCTAGACGCAGTGATTGACGCTAGAGTCCGCGCAATTCTGGAAAACAAGTGACCCAGCCCGCTTCGGCGGGCTTTTTTACGCTTGACACCACTCAAAGGACTGACGTAAAATCCGTCCCGTTGGTGTTGGACCCGACAGACGAGCCCTAGAGCAACCGCCCGCCCTCCTTAGAGGGGTCCAATCGGGTGGCTCCTCTAGGGCTTTTTTGTTTCCTGCGCCGACCGTAAGGCTGCGTTAACTACATGGGCCAGAAGTCCGTCCATGACCGTAAGGGAGACCGTCCCACTGTAGCGTTAAGTGGGTAGAGAAAAAGTGCTGGCTCTCGGTGGCCCGATCCAGCGACCTGACAAAACTCGGTACGTCCCCTATGGCTAATACCCACGAAAGCCGTCGTCATAGGGATCAGTCAGCCGGAAATGACTGAGGGACACACAGGTACGGGAATCCTGTGGCCGGTGAAGCCGTAAGGTGGAATCGGAAGCGTAGCTGGAGATCCTCAGCGCCTTGCTTGGCGCGGTGGCGTCTAAAACCTGATCGCAGGGGGGACGTCAGGGATCAAAAGCCCCCGGCGTGCGCCTTTAACTTTTAAGGAGAACCTCATGGTACCGTCAGACAGAAAAACCGTCCGCACCATAGCGCCTCACGCGGTGAACAACTACGCAGTGTTTCGACACTCAGGAAATGCAAACAGGGCGCACTTCCAAGTGATCCACAACGACCGCGAGATAGCAGACTCCGAGGCGGTAAGGCTGCTTATGGATACTATCGGCAAGATGGGTCCTGACCTAGACCAAGCGTTCTATGTGGTTGAAATCAAGGCTGTGTACCGCTACAAAGACAAGAAGTTTGAGCAAGACACAACAAAAGTGGACGACACAAAACAGAAGCCTCTCACTGATGACGAGGTAAATGCTTTGTTCAACAGACTGTGCGTTGAAAAGGCTGGATGGCCTGATAGAAGGTACAGAGACTTTGCCCGTTGGGTTGAGGCCGCACACGGTATCAAATAAGTCACTGTAAAAATTCACAGTGTTGCACTACACGCTAAGGCATGGCAACATTCACTGCCACTTTCGGCAAACAGGAGATCACCATGAAGAAGCCCATCATTTTTGTCGCTGCCACCCTGCTGTCCTTCGCGGCGCTGGCGTACTCTTGCCGGTACTACACCGTCACGGTCGGAAACAAGACGATGTACTGCTCTGAGTGCTGCTACGGTACTGGTTCGCTGCGTCGGTGCGATGTGACTTGCAATTGAGTTTGTGCTGCGTATGCGGAGCCAATACTACGGGAAGCTGCAACTGATGCAGCAACCTTCAGCGACGCGAGAAATTTGGCATACGCGCAATGACGAACTGGAACCGAGCCATGAGTGGGGTCTGTTGTGTCTGCATGAACACGATCCCACTCAGTTGGTTGAGGATAGAGATTTTGTTCAAAAACTGCTCGTCAATGCTGGCCTGAAGCCTCGTGAAATGAAGGTTGTCAACTTGTACTTTGTGCATGGTTACACGCTGGAAGAAATTGCAGTAAGGCTAGATTCATGGACCCATACAAGAGAGCGTATACGTCAAATTCGTGGGCAGGCGCTTGAAAAATTGAAGCATGCCGCACGGCTAATTTGATGACTACAGTAGTAAACATCACCCTCGTACAAGAGGGTGACCAGATCACCATCCGATCTGATGCCGTGGGCCGGGACGAGCAAGTCCTGGCTCTCGGCCTGCAAATTTTGGGGCATCTCTCATATCTGGAGATGCAGCAGCCCGAGGTTTTCACGGTGGACATGCCCACCCTATCAGCGGGGAAGCATTGAAAACTTACGAGCGCACCAGCATCCGGCTACTTGCGTGGAAAGCTCCGCGCAAAATTTACTGCCGCGTGGTCAATGGCCGATTGGTCTGCGGAACGGAGAGCCTTCACCGCTCCCGCGCTGGATGCCGCTGGCGGATGTTCTGGCGCATCAAATCTTGAGCGCCCGCAGGACTGACTGCCCCGTGCGGAACAGTCCTTCTCTCAGGTGGTGGTCGTTGCAATCACCTAGCTGATCGCTCATCCAATACGGCCACGCTATCTCCTTGGCTACCCTTTCGCCAGTTTGAGAGGCGTCATGATCTGCGATAACGTAGCCCCCTGGCAGCGTAGCGGCGATCTTCAGCATGTTCCCGGCTGAGAAGCAGCAGTGAATCGTATAGCGACGTTTCCAGTTCTTCAGGATCATCCGCAAACTCAACGCTGTGGCTAGACCTTCTACCAAAAAGTGCGGGCCTTTGTTGTCGATGATGAACTCCGCGCCGCCCGTGACCTGACCGCTCAAGAATTTCTTGCCGCCCGCAGCGTCGATCAGTTGGACACCCACCAGCCTCTGCCCAATTCTCATGGGGATCACTAGCAGATGCTCACCTTCCCTAACCCACACATTCCCCACTTCGTCAGGGAATCCCTTGGCCTTGAGGTAAGGATGTGAGGCATACTGGCACTGATGAAGTATCCAAGCTGCTTTTTTGGAGGCTTCGTGCTGCCTGCGTGCTGTGTCCTGCGCCGCACGGTGGGCCTGCTCTGCTAGGTCTCGCCTGTTAATTTTTACGGGCGCGTCAGGTTTCCAGACCGAGACAGTCACTTCTGTGGCGTGGTTTTGGACGAAACCGTGGTCGCCCATGTACTTCACGGCACCGTTGCGATGACGAGGTTTGTCCTCTGTCGGATACCGTCTCCACAGGCCGAGCGGAGGCAGATGAGGGATGAGGATGCCGTGCGCTCGGCAGAAGTCTAGGAAGTCCATGCTTCCACCTTGTTGATGCGCTCACCGATCCATCTTGCCACGGGAACTGCCCAGCTATTACCAAGTGCCTTGTATCGAGGGCCATCGGGGCATTCTGTTGCTGGTTTCCTTCGCCAGGGGATAGCCGTGTAGTCGTCTGGGAAGCCTTGTAGGCGCTCACATTCAACGGGAGTCAGGCGGCGCACTTGCATGGCGCTTCCGATAAGATGTGTCGCCGCTTTCTTTTCGTCGTTATAGTCAAACTCAAACCCGGCTGTGATCGTCTGCGCGGTGTCAGCGAACGCCACCGGCTGCATCACCGCTGTCGTTGTGCTGTTCTCCACGCCGCTCGGAATGCGGGAACGCAAACTGCTGGATAAGTCTGTGAAACTGGCTACGCTGGCCGTGCCGTCAGTGCCGTGCAACGTCACGCCGACAGGCCCGTCGAAGCCACCCCCGATGGTAGGAATCAGCGTCTCCGATTCCGAGTCCTGGCGCTTCATTCCCCCTGCGTTCAGGCACATTGCCACTTGTGGCAGGGACGAACAACGCCCCCCCCCAAGCGCGTGTTGATCTTCCAACCCCTGCTTATCACCGAAGTGAGCATTGAGTGTGCTTGCTACATCAGCGGGCCATACCAATGCTTGGTCTTCTACTCTTTCGTTTCCTGTGCGACTGAACGGAGGGCCGTTAGTAACTGTGGGGGCAATTCTTTTCCTCGTTTCTCTGCTCGGCGCAGGATGCCCTTGCAGGCTGTGCTGCTCAAAAAGAACCGCTGCGGCACGGTGCCAGTCTCCAAGATATCCGACAACGAACACACGCTTGCGTCTTTGGGCCACTCCGAAATACTGAGCGTCAAGCACCCTGTATGCGAACCCATACCCGCACTCTGCCAGCCCTCCGAGGAAGGAGCCAAAGTCCCGTCCTCCATTGGAGGACAAAACGCCGGGGACGTTCTCCCAGACCACCCACTGGGGCCGATATCGTTTAGCAATGGCAAGAAAGGTAAGCATGAGGTTGCCACGCGGGTCATCCAATCCTTTTCTGAGTCCTGCGACTGAGAAGGATTGACAGGGGGTTCCTCCGCAGAGAACATCGATAGTTGCATCAGGCCACTCCTTGAACTTGGTCATGTCCCCAAAATTTGGGACGCTTGGATAGTGATGTTTTAACACCGCACATGGGAAGGGTTCTATCTCGCTGAACCCAATTGCTTCCCAACCAATAGGATTCCAGGCAACACTTGCCGCCTCAATTCCAGAGCACACAGACAGAAACTTCATCGCTTGCCCTTCAGGTACGCAATCAAACTTTTCCTAGCAAACTTCTCAAACGCTAGTGATGGCGGCAGCGGGTCTTTGTGCAATCCATTCGGCCATACACCAAACTTTGTCTTGTAAACCGCCTTCGCCCGCGCCTCAGACCATGACCCAGACTGCACCATGTATTGACCCATGCTCCACCATGCCTGCTTCTCGTCACGGGACATGGGACCTAGTTCCTGCATCTCGCCGGGGACAGAAACCACCGCACTCTTACGCTCACGCACATGCCCGCAGTTCGTACAAGTATCAGAACCACGGGGCCACAGGGCACCGCAGGCAGGGCACTTGGATTCTTTCTTCTCCTTCTCGTCGGGTTCCTGCTTGGTCTTCTCCTTGCCGTCTTCCAACTCACTTACACCGTTCTCAAATACGTCCTCCCAGTCTTCTCTGAACCGGAGATAGTTACCTGAGTGATCAAGCCACAACCCGAAAGTTTTTCCAGGATATGTTCTCATCACTCTACCCATTTGCTGGATATGTGATGACAATGATTTACTGAATGGTCGCGCCGATACTCCAATCTTTACAGCAGGACTATCGAAACCCTTGGTAAGAATATCCGTAGCAATTAACCCGACAATATCTGAATCGGGTTTATTAAAGTCATCAATAATATCCCGCTTGAAATCATTATCATCACGGTAGGATATTGATACGAAGTTATATCCCTGCTCTTGGAACTTCTGTTGTAAATCAATTCCATGATCCACACCAGCACAGAACACGATAGTTTTCTCGGGCTTGCCGAATACTTCATGGGTTTTTTTCACCCACTCGGCAACAATATCTCCCGTGATCTTCTTGCCGCGTGAGGTAACTTCATCCTGTGACCATTCCCCTGCTACTTTCTTGGCCCCTTCCATGTCAATCTCCTTGGCTATAAACACGCGAAGGGGGACGAGAGAGCCAGCCTCTACCAGTTTCTTCGTGGTAATGGGGGATACGACATGGGAATATGTAGCGCCGAGCCCCTTCGTGAAGGGTGTCGCTGTAAGCCCGATGACTTTTACATGCGGGTTATTCTTGATGAACTCCAACGTAGCAGCACGGGAATTATGAGCTTCGTCGATGATGAGGAGGGAGAGGCCAGGGAACTCTCCACGCTTCTCAATCGTCTGCGCGGAACAGACTTGTATCAGTTCATGTGGCCGGTATCTCCAGTGTCCAGACTGTAGAACCCCATGGTCAATTTTGTACTTGTCCAGGCGCTGGGATGTTTGATCGCACAGAACGATCCGGTCAAGCAGCATGGCCGCACGGGTGCCTTTGACCCGGCAGGCTTCCAGCATGGCGATAGCGATCTCTGTTTTCCCACCACCTGTGGCAAGGTACAGAAGGATCGCTTTGTGCCCGTCTTTGAAAGCCTCGCGCAGCATATCTAACGCTGCGTCTTGGTAGTCGCGTAGTTCTAGCATGTGTATCCTCTGCCAGCATACAAGCCTGCTGGCGTAGGCTGTGGGTTACTCTTCCTTCTTCAGCTTGCGCTGCAGGGATGCCACGGTCTTCTTCAGTTCAGCGTTCTCCCGCTGGAAGGTGTCCCGGCTGATCTTCAGAGACTGGTTCTCAATCTCCAAGATGCGGATCTGCTCCCGCAGTTCTGAGATGGTTTCGCCTGCCGCTTGCTTCTCCTCCTCGCTTGCTTCCATTGCTTCCACCGCAAGCCGGTCGCTCAGGCGCTGGTTCTCGGCCACCAGTTCTTGCACCGCTTCGTCCCGCTCGGGCGCTAAATTTGTCGGTTCCAACGGGGCTTCAACCACGTTGTTCAACTTGGCGGGCTTCTTCGGAGCGTTAGTTTTAACGGTGCTGACCTTCTCGCCACCGTCCATCTCCAACTTGACAGCAGTTACAAGCTGGGGTGAAACGCCACAGATGCGGGCCATCTCGTTCACACTGAGGTCGCCCCACTCAAAGTCATCCAGCAAAGTTTGAACGCACTTGCGTTTGTCGGCATTGCTCCGACGCAGGCCGTGGTCCCGGTTCGCGCCCAGGCTGTACAGGATGGCATCCCTCAAAGTTCCGGTACGCACATCGGCTTGGATGGAGGTCTTTCCCAAGCGCTTGACGGCATGCAACCTGTGGAAGCCATCGGCCAAGTAATATTCAACCCCGTCGAAGAACGTGATGACAGGCGGGAACTCGTCGCCCGCTGACATAGCTTCGGCGTAGTCGGTAACGGTGTCCTCGCTGATCGCGGCCC